CACTTTGGTGCGTAAGTCGCTTGCCTGGTAAAGAAAATGATAGGCTTGCACCAGTAGGTTTAGGGGTTCGTCTGCAAGCGGTTGGATTGGGTTTGCGTTTTGCGATTCTGATTTGTGCATTGCGAGGAAAGCACGCAGTACAATCAGGTGGAATTTCGGGGAAATCCACATTGCGTAGGCTAAAACCAGTTCTTCGCAAGCGTAAGTGCTTGGATTTTTACCGCCTCTGACTGTTTTTACTGGCAAAGTACAGATCTGTACTTTGTCATTTTCAATTTCAGAAATAAGATCTTTGGTTTGATCTAGACGTAAGAATAAAACAGGTTTATGTTTTTCACCACCACTAGCTTTGTGTAAGTCAGTTAATGAAAAGAGATTATCTAATTGACGAATAGAAGTGTCTAGAATTGCTAAGTTTGACATAATTTTTTATCCTATGAGTAATTTTACAAAACCCTACTGTTGAGATAGGGCGATCGGGTGCTTCAACACTGCTCATAGACAGCCTTTCGTTTTCCCTTTCGGTATTATATGTACGAAACGCCACCCGATCATAAAATCAGGATAAAAAAATACCGCACTTAATGCGGTCTGTTCCGCTATGAGTCATTGGTGTGTTGAGCACCGTTAGCGGAATAATATAACAAAAAAGCCTGTGTTGTAAACAGGCTTTATCAAATTCTTTCATTTTCAATTTAGTAGGGTTGATCGGGCTTCAACTACCAACGCAAGCTGGCGGAGCTTATTTCCTCAAGGGTATTTTATTAGGCTCTCTAGACCCGATCATATTCGATTTTTAACCTATACAGATATGTATAGGTAGAATTTAGGCATAAAAAAACCGCTATGCTTTCGGGTGCGGAGAACCGCTTGCGTTTAGTAGTGCGGTTATCTTATCCGTTGATGGCGGTTTTTGTCAATTAGATTTTATTCTTCCAACAAGGGTTTTTCTTTAAGCTGCGTGAGTGCGGCTGTTTGTAAGAGCGAGCTCATTTGTTGAATTGCAAGGCGATTTAAGATTGCCAGCCGTTCTTCTTGCGGAAATCCTTGCTGAATTAATAGGGCGTTTTGGCTTTCTAAACCTGCCAATACGGTTAATTGTTCAATAGTAGCGTGTTCACGCATATTACCTTTTAATTTGGGGTTGGCATCTTTCCATTGTTTAGCCGTTTGTCCAAATAAGGCTTGATTTAAAATATCAGCTTCAGTGGCATACACAAATTGATGTTGCTTTGTGTTAAGTAATTTGGGAATGAGGTGGGCTTTGATGGCATCAGTATGTATGCGGTAATTTGCCTTGCTAAGAATGCGTTTAACGTTCCATTCTAATTTGTTATCTTCGGCTTCTTTTTGTTTTAAGCGTTGGAATTCTTTGATTAGGTAGAGTTTGAATTCTGGGCTTATCCACATTGCAAATTCTAATGCAATATCTTTGTGAGCGTAAGTCCCACCATAACGCCCTGCTTTGGCTTGTAAACCGATAGCATTAGTTTGAGCAACAAACTCTTTAACGCTAATTTTAAATCGATTTAAACCAGATTGACTTTTAATTAGGGCGAATTCGCCATAATTAAAATTAGGATTGTTTAGCTCTTCCCAGATACCGATATATTCAAGCGTATTACGGTTTCTGAGCCAATCGCTAATAAAAAATTCCCCATCTTTTGCTTTGAGCATATCCGTTAGGTTGATGTAATCTTCACCATTTTGTTCCATTACGCGAATTTCAGCATCTTTTACAATGATTACATTAGTCATTTTTACCTCTCAGATACAAAAAAAGCCGTTTTAGACGGCTTGAAATTGGGGGTATCTTAATCTGAAGTAGGGGTGGTGTCAAATGTTTTACGCATAATGAAATTAAGGTTGTAAAAGGGATTATTCAACTTACCGCATTTGGCAAGAATTTTTGTAAGGTCTGTTTATAAGTTTTTCTTCACAATTTCTGTAATCTCTTTTGCGTATTTTTCAAAAACTTTTGATTCTTCATTAAAGAAAGCGTCGAACCATTTTTCTATTTGGCTCATAAAAAAATAATGAACTGATAATGATACAAGTAGAGCAGTAAAAAAAGCGATTATTATTGTATTCATACATTCTCCAATTTATCTAGTTTTTTGGCTTGTAAACCGATAATTTCTAATTTTTCCATTGTTGCATTCCTCGTTTGTCTGCCATTTCAAAACACACTTCATCTATCATTCGCAACGGTTTCACATGCCGTTGTGTCTCTGTACTAGCAAATGTGCTTTGAAATATCCACATTGGGATATTCGCCTGCTTGAGCTCCACTTTCGGCAACTGCACCGTTTTTCACTGGCTTTGCATGGGCAGACTTTAAACCACAGTGTTATTAAGTAGGTTAGGGCTTTTAATCTAACGACCGCTTAATACCGTTATGCACTGTGATTCTGTGAGATAAATTGTTAAAGAGCGTTGAGATGTTGGTTATGTGTATCTCGTTTTGATGGGTGTATATTATCTAAAAGATAAAACTATATCAATATAAATTTTACCTTAAAGATAATAAATATTTATCTTTTTTATTATCTATTTGATTTTTAAGGAAATAAATTTTAAGCGAGGTGATTTAAGTGGTGGTTTTTTTGAGCGGCTTGTTTGCCGAAAGTTGTAGAAAGTTAGAGATTTGGTAATAAATTGGGTGAGATTAGATTCAAAGGCAATAGAATTTAAATGCCGATAATCATCTAAAAAGTATCGATTATTATAAAAAATCTTTGTATAATACCCACAATAGGAGAGTAATTATGATTGAAGCAATTGATTTATTTTGCGGAGCAGGTGGTTTAACCGCAGGCTTACAACAAGCTGGCATTAAAGTAAAAGCAGGGTACGATATTGAAGAGCAGTGTCGCTATGCATTTGAATTTAATAATCACGCTGAGTTTGTCAATAAAGATGTTTCTTTAGTAGATAATGAAGAGATTGCTCGCCGTTTCTCAAAAAAAGCAATTCGATTATTAGCCGGTTGTGCCCCTTGTCAGCCTTTTTCAAAGTATAACCAAGGAAAAGACACAACAACCGATAAGAAATGGCCACTGTTATATGCTTTTGCTCGTTTAATTGAGGGAAATCTGCCTGAATTGGTCACAATGGAAAATGTGCCTGAAGTGGTTAAGCACCAGGTCTATCATGATTTTGTGAAAAAATTGGAAAACCTCGGGTATCATACTTGGGCGGATACGGTGGTTTGTGCGGATTACGGCGTGCCACAACGTCGCCGTCGTCATGTATTACTTGCTTCGCGGTTAGGGCCTATCCACTTAATTGATCCTACTCACAAAGAGAAATGGATAAACATTAAAGAAGTTATCGGACATCTTCCTGCTATTAACGCAGGAGAACAACACCTTGATGATCCTCTGCATCGTGCAGTTTCATTAAATACACTTAATTTAAAACGTATCCGTGCTTCCAAGCAAGGTGGTTCTTGGAAAGATTGGCCAGAAGAGCTACAGTTGGCGTGCCATAAAAAGTCCTCTGGCTCTACCTATGTAAGTATTTATGGGCGAATGAAATGGGATGAACCAAGTCCAACAATGACAACACAATGTTACGGATATGGTAACGGTCGTTTTGGACACCCTGAGCAAGATAGAGCTATTTCACTAAGAGAGGCTGCAATTTTCCAATCGTTCCCTGATGATTATCAATTCTACCCAGTAGATAGTAAAATGCAAACTAAAGACGTGGGTAGAATGATTGGTAATGCAGTTCCTGTCCGATTAGGAGAGGTTATTGGGTTAAGTTTACAGCATCATTTAAAAATCTATCATTAAGATAAAATCTATCATTAAGGGATATTTCTAGCTTATCTTGAATATCTAGAAATATCCTTTCTATCTCCTTTTTACATACCATTAACTGTTCTACTGAATACGCTAGCCCAATCTCGCTAAAATCTTTTTCTCCGTGTGCAAGTTGGTTTCTAATGTCTTTCAAAGTACGCAAGTCAATTTCTGCTTGGAAATGAAATTGGATGTCTGATATCTGGTATTCCTTCAATATATCTTTAAATATCCTGCCATCAACATTTCCATTAGCAATATCTGTTTTTTCAGGTTTGTAAATTTTGAATTTATCTTCAAACAAATTTTTTAAAGTTTGATGTTTTTGCTCAGCATTGCTATTTTTAGGGAATAGATAACCTGAGATTATATTCTGAATATATGGTTTTAGCTCAAAAAATGAGACTTCCTGATCATGGATATCATCATAAATACTATAAATAAATTCCCTAAAGAAAAACTCTACCTTGTTGTATAACATAACAAGTATGTTTGCCTTTACAATATTACAAAGTTGCTCATCCCCTAAGGAAAGAAGATGAGTATATAACTTGTCTATATCCTCATCCCTTTTTCTCAAATCTTCTTTTAGTGCCTCTAATACCATTAAGCTTGACCCAATAATTTGTTTTTTACAAAATCAATTCTTGCAGTTAATTTTGATTTATTATTCGCTGCATCACTTGTAACAACATTACGGTACTCTTCGGAATTAAACCAGCTTGAGATGTTGTCAGTATCTAATCCTTCAACCCCATTATTTTCTTTAATTGCAAAATATGTACCTAAAGCAATAGACTCAAAAAATGTTCTTGAGGTAGAGCTTGCATTTTCTGATTTTTTAAAGCCAAAAGGAAAATATTCATCAACGAACTTCATAACTTGTTGAAATCTATCCAAATACTCTTGAATATTTAATTTTTCCTTTGGAATACTTGCCATCTCATTAAAGTATTCATCAAGGAATGTTCTCACACTATTTTTATAGTCTTTAAGTTTATCTCCGTAACCAAAGAAGCGTAACACTAATTCTGCGTAATCTTCGTTGCTTCTTCTACTTCTTGAAAGAGGTGACAATGTTCTAAACAACTCATTCTTTGAGCAAGGGTCAATCACTTTTGTATAAAAAGCTGATGTAGCACTTTCAGAGCCTCGTCGTTGTTCCATTGGAATTAATGGTTTAATACCTGAATTGATGCGTTCAAATAAATCGCGTTTGTATTCGCTATCATCTGACCTTAATTCCATAATGCGTAAAGATTCCCGTAAGAATCTTCGCTGTCTTCCTGCGGGTAAATCAGAAAATTTAAAACCCTCCAATTCGGTTAATTCTTTTAATTCTGATAATGGAAATTCATCCTGAACAAAGTAATAAATAGCTCTAATTCGTTGAGAGCCGTCAATAATTTCTACTCGGCCATCTAAGTCAGGATTTTCATTAAAACTATCTGCTATATAAATATAAGGGATAGGTAAAGTGAGTAAGATACTTTCAATAAATCTAGAGGCTATACGCTCATCCCATTTGTAATCGCGTTGGTAATCTGGGATAAATAATTCGCTATCAGAATCAGGATCACCGCCATTCCCAAATTTCTCTAAAATAGTCTGGATAGACCATTCTCTTAACCCGAATGAAATCTCTCGTTGTTTTTCAATAATTGCCTTTTCAGCTAGGTCTTTTTGTTCTTTCGTTATCATATTTTTTCCTTATTATCACAAATCCAACACCAAGCTCTCTTTGGCAATGCCTGCTATATATTGCATTTTGCGGATGTTTTCTTGGTAAAGGTTGATTGGCTCGTGGTTTTCATTCACGGAATAGAGCGTGAGTCTGCCACCTTGTTCGTAGGCGTAGATTTTAACCATTACTTGATCTTCATCGGTAACAACAAGCACCTCATCCCCATTTTTAATTTCGTGATTAGGTTCAATAATCACGTATTCACTATGCTTGATACGTGGGGTCATTGAATCGCCCTGACATTTTAGGGCATATACATCTTCATCACGGCTTGGCCACCAAATGTAACCTTCGCCTTCGCCTACGGGGTATTCTAAATCGATCCAATGCCCTTCAGTTCCTAATTGGGCGTAGCCGCGAATAGGCACATGGTTCACGGGTATGGAACGCATTTTCAGGAAGTTCACGTCTTTCGGATTTTGGCTGAGGTCGTCATAAAGTAAGCAGTCTGCAGACACGAGGAATAATTGCTCAAGGGTGCTTAAAAAGAGCTTTTCATTTTCCACGTTATCGGAATTTAGCAGCTCTAACAAGCGGCTTTTTTCAATCTCGGTTCGCTCCGCCAAAAGTGGGAGCGAGATGCCTTTTTTACGCATTAAGAATTTGACGTTATCCAGCAGGTGGACAGGCTGTTTCTCTTCAATGGCTTGATGCTGCTGATCTAACCAACCTCTTGGCTTACCCATTCCATCTTCTAATTTTGCAGCAATTTTATCGCCAATGCCTTTCGGCTTGCCGTTTTGAATAGCATTTTTATTCTTAATTTGTAGTAAATAACTTACTGCAATTCCTGTTTTAGAAGCCAGTTCTGAAGTGCTGCCTGCCTCATCAATAAGTAAAAGTAAATTATCGTGGCGGATCTCTTTCATTGTTTTCATAAATACCCCCTTGAGTTAGTTCATTATTGTTATTTTATTATCAATTGGATAATAAATAAATATGATCTATCTATTGATTTTTGTTTACCTATAAGATAATATTTTGATTTATTTTTTAGATAAATGATATTTGTATGAAATTAAGAGATTACTTTGAAAAACAAGGAAGAGGGTCGCTTACCTATCTTGCCAAACAAATGGGAGCGAAAACATCAAATGTGTGCCTCTGGGCTAAGGGTAAAAAGAAGGTGCCAACTAATCGCTGTCCAGACATCGAACGCATCACAGAAGGCAAGGTAACTTGCGAAGAGTTACGCCCTGATGTGAATTGGGGTGTGTTACGTAATTCAAAAGGGCAATAAAAAAACCAAGGCTCATTTTTGATTTTTATTAAAAAACTTATCTAGCACAACAGGTAGAAGAGTAAGGCTCCAAAAGAAAAATGACAATTTGAGCACAAAGTAAGACCAACTTGACTCAGTTAGCAAAAATTTGAAACCAAACTCAATAAGTTCTTCTTTGCTAAATGAACCAAGTGTAGTTAGAACGGCAATGCACATCATTGATGGAATGTAGGCGTAGTTATCTAAAGTTTGTTGATATTTCCTTACTCCCCATTTGTGCAATAAAACCAATCCCAGAGGGATGCCGTTTACAAGTATTCCAATGAGCCAATACGGAATATCACTTCCAATAATTAGCCGTGGAAGTAATAGAAAGACAATAAAACATAACCCGACGAATAAATCACGGAATGTAACAAAGGACATAAAAAGAATGAGTAAATTGCAAAGTAGATTGCGCATTATTGCACAAATTTGGCGAGAGGATAGCGAGTTTCGTTACTTTACGGCGATTGCCATTCTTTTTGTGGTTGTAAGTTTTTTTTAATAAAAAAGCCACGAGGAGATTTCGTGGCTTTAACTAACTATCTTTAATTGTTATTCACAGAGGTTATCTGCATGGAAAATATTAATCCAAACGAAAAAACAAGTCAAACGCAAAACGGCAAGATTCTAAAGGCTTTGTTGAATGGCGAGCGATTGACTCAGCTTGATGCTTACACCCGATTTAATTGCACCCGTCTAGGAGCAAGAATCTACGACATAAAAAATATGAACGAGGAATACAAGAACAAAGTTGTTGATAGATGGGTTGTTCTTCCAAGTGGTAAGAGAGTTAAAGAATACCGATTAGAGGCTTGATATGAATAATGATTCCAGATTCATTACGAATTCTTTCCAAGTGCCTAATGCTGTTATAGATGAATTAATGGCTGAACTAAGCGGTGCAGAACTCAAATGTTACTTAGCTATTTTACGTAAAACTAAAGGCTGGAATAAAGATTTTGATGCGGTTTCAGTTACACAATTAATGAGCGTGACAGGGTTAAGCAATAGAGCAGTAATCGATGCCTGCAATCATCTAGTTGAACTAAATCTGCTTTATCAAAAAACAGGGAGTAGAGGTGTAAAAATTTTCTCAGTTAACCTGTGTAATAACTTCACTAGTGAAAAAAGTTCACCAGTGAAAAAAGTTCACGGCACTAGTGAAAAAAGTTCACCAGTGACTAGTGAAAAAAGTTCACACACAAAAAACAATATAAAAAACACTACTCAAAATACAAATAAAAAAACTACGCAAAAAAATTCGCTCGCTTTGCTTGCTGAATTTGGAATCGTTGGTCAGCTTGCCGAAGATTTTATTGCTCACCGAAAATCAAAACGAGCAGCAATCACAAAAACCGTACTTGTTGGCTATCAGCGAGAAGCACACAAAGCAGGAATACCTCTTGCCAAAGCCATCACGATATCCATTGAGCGCAATTGGCAAGGGTTTAAAGCTGAATGGAATTGGCGTGATGAAAACATAGCAACGGCTACAAATACCCGAAAAACAAGCGCTTTTGCTGATGATGGTTCTTGGGCTGTAGGCAGAAAATTAAATATCGATCCTGAACTCATTCCGGAGGAGTTGAGATGAAAAACGTAATTCCAATGGAACCCGCAAAAAGTGCGGTCACAAAGTCTGATATTCCCAGCAACGCCGTTCGCTTAATTGACCGGATGTTTGTGCGATTGAAATCCATCTTTCCAGCATGGAAACAAGCATTTGACAGCGAGATTGAGTACAACGAAACAAAGCAAGTTTGGCTCGAAGAATTATTCAAAGCGGGCGTAGTGAATCCTCAATCCCTAAAACGAGGACTGGACTTGGCAGCAAAATCCGAAAGCCCATTTTTTCCGAGTGTAGGACAATTCATTACTTGGTGCAGTGAAGATTATCACGAATTGGGTTTACCGAACGAAGCGGAATTATACCAACGTTATAAAACTTTCTTAGGTTATGCCAGATTCAATCGGGATGAATTTCAATATCGTTCAAAAGTGGAATTTTGGTTGCTTAAAAATCTGTACGAAAAGTGCAAGAAAAAATCGGAAGAGGACACGTTGAAAACTATTCCGAAATTACTCACAGAAGTGGCAGAAAAAGTGCGGTCGAATTTTCCTTTTGAGGATATTCCGAAGATGATTCCAGCAAAGCCAAGTTTTTACGATAAAACGAAGGCTGATAAGGCGCGCGATAGCTTGATGGCAATGATGAAAGGGGCATTGCAATGACAAGCTACAAATGCCCAAAGTGCGGTGCGGAATTAGAGGATTTTTATACGCCAGATTATTTTATATCGAGCAGCGAATGGGATGACGATCGTTTTCGTTGTAACGGTCACTTAATTGAGCCGATACCGTTTCCGCAGGTAAGTAAATACAGCGCAGTAAATCGAACAAAATCTTGCGGTTATTTTGGGTTAGAAGATTTAGGTGTGGAGTATAAAGAATGAGTATTGCGATGTTATTCAAGCGTTGGGAATGATGTTATGAGCCAATACAAACCTTTCTTTTTACGCGATCAACGCATTAAAAATAATTGCTTAGATTTAATCAAGGAATTGCCAACGGACGATAAAAAGCCGTTGGTAGTCAAAATCCAACCAATAACACGCTCACTTGAGCAGAACTCAAAACTTCACGCACTACTAAGCGATATTAGCAAACAGTGCGAATTTAACGGTAAAAAG